CTGTCAAATTGTGGAGTGAAGAAGAGCAGGACGCATATGTTGAAGAGCGGGTGCGTCTACACAACCACGCTCAGATGAGCGCTGAGTTTGAGGAGATGCCCCCCTGCACCGATGAAGAGCGGTGGATGAAGCCAGCGGTTTTTGCCGTCCACAAGGGAAAAAACAAACGTGCGCTCAAGTTGTTTGACGATAAAACAGAGGCGCAAATATTTGCTGGCGAATCAGAGGATAGGGTGCTGATCGAAAGACCCAAAACATACATCAGATGTGAAAACAATTACTGTCGAGTTGCAGATTTTTGCAACCAACTTAACAAAGAGGTGGAAAATGACAGCTAAGAAGAAAGATGATGATAAGTCGATAAGCCTGTGGGGCAGGCTTTCAAAGATAGACTGCTCTGAGCATGTCGAAAAGAAGGGTAATTTCAATTACCTGTCATGGGCATGGGCGTGGGCGACTCTCAAGGAACATTGCCCAGACGCAACTTTTGAAAAGCACTGGTTTAATATGGGTGATCCGTCCTATTCACTGCCTTATGCGATGGACAAGCAGGGCAATGCCTACGTCAAGGTGACGGTGACGGTGGATGGACAATCGATAAGTGAGACATATCCCGTTACCAATCATTATAATAAGAGCATCCAGAAGCCTGACTCAATGGAAGTGAACACGGCGCTCCAGAGATGCTTAGTCAAAGCAGTCGCATTTCATGGGCTTGCGTCTTATCTCTACGCGGGTGAGGACTTGCCTCCTGATACAGAAGACGAAAAGCCAGCCCCCTTGCTGGCAGGTTTAAGCGACGATGAGGAGGAACGGGCAGCGATTATTCAGTTCGATGGCGAAAAACCTAAAAAAGAGGCAGAAGAACAGGCTAAACAAAAGTCCATAGCGGAGTGGCGCGAAGCCTTTCTGGGCCATCCAGAAAAACCTGTCGTTGAAAAAGACGGGAAGATAGTTCTCGCCGCTCCTGTCGAAGAAGGTGACTACGATTTGGTTCTGAAAGTCATCGAAACATTCATGCCGCGAGTAGGTGATCCACAACTGGAGACTGACAGGAAAAAGGTGGTGTCATCTATCGCTGGTTTTTGGCGCACCAATGTTGCGTCATTTGAGAAAATCATGGCCTCAAGTCCCGAAACCCACGCCACGATCCTTGGGATGTTCAAGGACGCAAAGGCGACGGCGAACCGTGGGAATATCTGGCATCAAACAATCGAAATATAGGAGAGAAAAATGGCGAAAAATCCAACCTTTGGATCAGGAGTGTTGTTCAGAAATAAAGGCAAACTGGACAAACTAAATTTTCAATCTGCAAGAAGCGAAAAAGCCTACGACAACGCACCTGACATGACTGGTACACTTGGCTTCACCAAGTCAGAGGCAAATGCTCTCATGCAATACTTGAAGAGAGCGTTTGAGAACGCCAGCGAAGACGCATATGGCAAGGTCAATGTCGGCTTTGCTGCGACCATCAGAGATTCCGCCAAGGCGGGCGATTACCTTTCCGCTTGGTGCAGCGAACCCTATAAGGCCGAGCCCAAACAAGAGGCTCCACAAGCTGTAAGTCAAGTCCCTGATCTAGACGATGACATACCGTTCTAGCCAGCATTTATCAAGGGTTAGGGGGCAACCGTGCCTTATATGCGGTAGCCCCTACTCTTGCGCCCATCATCTTAGGTTCTCGGAGCCACGGGCGATGGGGAAAAAAGTCAGTGACGCGAATACGGTTCCCCTTTGCCATGACCACCACATGGAGCTTCATGCCTACGGAAAAGGCGAAAAGTCTTGGTGGGCATCGCAGGGTGTCGATCCCATTGAATGGATGTCGGAATTTTTAGCTAAACTGAATGAGGGGTTTAAGGAATATGAAGGAATATGACTGAAATCAGTAATAAAATCAGACAAAGCGCCTATAAGTTTGAATGCATTTTTCAGAGTATGCGAAAAACGAAGGAGCATATTAGTCTGACTGTTTCTTTGCATCCCAACGAGGTTCCCAGAGATTTGCTGGCAGACCCAATTGGTTCCAGATACATGGCTGCTCTCGTCAGGCTTGGTGATGACGAGGCAATTATTCCTCCGAGGATTCAGATGGAAAACAGCCAACTTGTTCAAGCCGCTGGAATGCTTTGTCGCGATGAGAAATTCCAGCAATGGCTGGTCGATAGCGGATGCGCCACCGAACTAAATGAGAGGGCTGCTGGGAATGCGCTCAGACGACTGTTATGTATCGATTCGAGAAGACAAATTGGCGAAGAAGAGCAAACTGCGGAACATTTCAAGCAGATAAAAGAGGTTTTTGAATCGGGTAAACTGATGGGGAGGAAAGAAGATGAAACCGAGTAGTACTTTGAAATCATTTTTTGACCGTGTGAGTGGAATTGTTTCAAGCGACAGAAGCAGTAGCTATGGCGATCCTATTCTTAATCACATGCGGATAGCCAACCTGTGGAATGTATGGCTTCAAAACCGTTTATGGGGACCAGAAATTACACCGTATGACGCTTCCATGATGATGAATCTTGTAAAGTTTGCGCGATGTCAACATAAGCCATCAACATCAAGCCACGAGGACATCGCTGGATATGCATCAGTGAGCGATTTCATTTATGAAGGATTGAAAAGGGACATTGAAGAATATGAGCGGAGCCAAGGGACGACCCCACAAGATACAAAAAAGCAAGACGTACAACCTTACGTTCACCACCGAGATGGTGGAGAGGGTCAGAAAAAAAGCTAGTGAGATGCGCGTTTCCGCACCCACTGTTATTCGGGAAGCGGTGAAGTCCTATCTCGACAATGGAATAAGTATTGTCCAGCAAACTGGTAGTGGTTTTTCTGACGGCATTGAAGCTGCTCTCGCTGCCCTGAGAAAAGAATTTTCTCACACGAAGTACGCAAGCGGTAAAACACTTGGAGAAGTTGCTGCTGAGAAAGTTAAAGAGAGATTGGAAAATGAAAAAAAATAGCAGCCAAACTAAAGCCCAAGAGGCAAATCAAGCCAGTTTTCGCGTCTATAAAAAAGCAAAAAAGATGAGAAATTGGGTTAAAAAAAACGGCAGTCCCAGTAAAGAGCGAGATAAGACGGACGTAGAAGAGTGGTTAAGGGACAATGAAGTTAAGATTTGCCCACCCTTGCGACCAATCATCTCCCCCCTCGGACGCGGTGATCCACAGTGGGGATATGACACTTCAGATAGACTTACTTACGGCGCTTCTGGGTGTTATTGGAGAGTCTTACGTCGAAGGCGTGGCTAGGCGGCGTGTTCCTCCGCGCAAAGTTCGTCAGGAAAACAGGAGTTAAGGGCTATGACACATAAAGCGATTCCTACCAAATATGCTGGACATACGTTTAGATCGCGGCTGGAGGCCCGCTGGGCAGCGTTTTTTGATGTCTGTAAATGGGACTGGGAATATGAGCCAGTTGACCTTAATGGCTGGATTCCAGATTTTCGACTGACTAGTCGCGCTCCACAAGGTAATGATTTTCACGGCACCAGCGTTTTTGTTGAGGTTAAGCCGATCACTAAGTTTTGTCAGGCGACGGTCAATAAAATTCAACACGCCTCAAAAGAAAGCAAAAATTCGGACGAAGTTTTATTGCTTGGAGAGAGGCTTTTGGCGGGGCATGAGAGCTATGAGTATGGCGTTAATGAATCGGTCGCTTATCTGGGATGGCTTGGGGAACGGTGGGGAGAATTGGGTGACAATCGCCAACCATTGTCCCAGGGGCCGTTTGGGGAAAAAGGAGGAGATGGGTGGGCTTGGTATTACACGCCACTGGCCTGCAACTCTGTTCCCAACAATGATCGGCCTTATGATTTTCGCTCCCTAAATAACGATTATTCATGCCGATTAAGCGGATTTTATGATGGCGGTCATACTCACGATACCATGTATGAGGACGCAAAAAAGCTATGGGGCAAAGCCAGTAGCGCTGTGCAGTACAAAGGTTCTGAAGCTAGTGAATAAGAAAAAGAATTAAATGCCAAACTTGCGGAAAAGGGGGCAAGAAGATCGCTCATTAATCTATACAGATTGGCGCAGAACAATTGACGTTGGCACCTATTGCCAAGACATCGACCAAGTCGAGTATAGGATTATAAACGGTGAAATTGTTCCTGTACTTATGTTGGAGCTTACGCGGTATGACTATGACACAGAGCCGACAAAGGGCTATTTCGCCGCCATACTGGAAAGATTTAGTAAATCACAGCGGAAAGCCGCAACCAAATTTGCCACGCTTTTAGGCGTTAATTGCATTATTGTGCTGTTCAAGCACGACCTAACAAAGTTCTGGCTTTTTAATTTAACCACAAACCAAGGCTGGTATAGCCTCGATAAAAAGGGATACGAAGATTGGTTGGTGAGGTGTCGTAGAAAGAATTGAGGGGGAGTTGACTAGACTCCCCCTCTGAGGTGACGCCCATCTCTTATCAGCCCTAAAGGAGCCGAGATGAACAAAACAAGATTAGCAACTATCGAAGAAGTTGTCCACCAATATTTCAATCAGCACCGAAACGGTACTATTTCGGTATCGAGGTCAAAATCCGCCTGGAAAAATATGCGGCCTCTTCTTGGCAAGGTTAAAGTTAGCAACCTTACAGGACAGCACATCTCAAAATACACAAAATTTCGGGCAAGCCACGCCGCACCTGGAACAATAAATTTTGAGTTAGGCGTTCTGTCTGCTGCTCTGCGGTGGGCAAATAAACAATCATATATTTCCCAGCAAATAGTTATTGCCCGACTGCCGACACCAGAAGCGAGGCAGCGGTTCCTAACTAAAGACGAGTGTAAACGCCTTGTTCAAGCCTCAAAAGAATACCCACACCTGTATGCATTTGTCGGGGTGGCTCTTCTAACAGGTCAACGTAAAGAAGCAATTCTGGGTCTGAGGCAAGACCAGATTTTCTGGGATCAGGGGTTTGTTGACTTTAATGATCCTTCGTCACCAGACCACGCCAGAAGAAAAAACAGAGGCATTGTCCCCCTTGGCGTAGAGTTGCGCCAGTTCTTAGAACAATACAAAAGCGATTGCCCGTATGTCATTAATAAAAACGGCAGACGTATTCGTGATTTCAGGAAGTCGTGGGATAAGATGGTCGAGGAAGCTGACCTGATTGGTGTTACGCCTCACGTTCTGAGGCATACTGTTGCGTCTCATCTGGTAATGGACGGCGCGCCCCTTATTGATGTCTCAAGATTGCTGGGGCATAAGGATAGTCGGATAACAGAAAAGGTGTACGCGAAATTTTCACCAGACTATTTAAAAGCCGTGTCGGAACGGCTGTCTATAGCGGCCTGATTGCACTGGGCTTCTTTATTCTTGGTGCGTTAATGTGCGCTGTTTTCTGCTGTCTCGCCATCGCAGCAATCATAGACAGGACGCTTACAAACTGGGCAACCAAGGTGCGCGCGTATTTTAATCAAGCGCGTGATTGATCCACACCAGGGGCATTCCGTTACATCCCCCTCAGTATGACCAAGAATACTAAGTCTTTTGACCTCTCCTGTTTTTTGCATAAAAATCCCTTTCCCATTTTCTGTGGCGAAGCAATGGTATCCAAACATAGGGAAAAATTCTGGACGCCTTGATGATANNTCGATTGATAATACGGAGATGAAACGGGAGTGGTCTTAGTACATCCATAAAAAGGACTGCTCGTTTCTTGTCTGAATCATTAACTGCAAAATGATTATATGTATCGTCAAAGAAAAGAAGCTCCCTCTCTTTCCAACGCCCTACTTGACCAACAACATTTAAATAGCACAAATGCGGTTCGGGTACGTCAAGCGCCAAGTGTAACCTTAAGACCCCTGAATAAGGCCCGCTATGGGGGTTTAATTTTTTATGAGGGCCAAGAACGCTGATATAGGCGCTTATAATGTATGGGTGTTTCTTTAGGATTTTTGTAGTGTTTGGCATTTGCCCGCAATTTCTTCGGAACCAGATGCCTGTACCCTTTAAAAAAAATAATCGCCATTTATCATCGTTGGAAATATAGGTCTGATGCGGACTTATTTGCTGAAAAGGCGCAAAGTCTTTGTACCGTTTAATAACATTATCATACTCCATGCGGATAACGCTGAAGTTCTCTTTGAAGTCTTTAGAAATGGGAAGTAAATCGGGGTCATAAAAAACACTCGTCCCAAATTTATTTTGTTTACGGAAAGATGAGCCTAATAATTTTTCAATAATAGGCATTACTACTTCTTTAGCTTAGTAATCTGATCAGTTTTCTCTTGGCTTGAACGGCTGCTGCCAAGCCAGAAATTGCATGTTTGCGTAAATGCAGCCGCAAGCGTTCCCAACAAAATATATATAATTTCAGAATTTCCGTCAGGGATTGGGTCGCCCAGGATGAGCCACAGCATTATGCTAAACCCGACCACAACGAGGATTGACATTGCACACACCGCCCAGGCATGGAGAGAAGACCTCTCAGCCATAGTCCTTGCTGACATCCTGTCCTGAGCGTGTATTCTCGCAGACTCAAGCCTCTCATGGCTGAGTTGCATCTGTAATTCAAGCTGCAAATCGGGATTTGCACGGAACTTCTTGATGGCCTCAATCCCCTCCGCCTCGGAAGATATGTTTGTCCCCGTAATCGAGGAGGCTACATTCACGACCCTTTCCGCAACCTTTTCAGCATCCTTTCCGACTAAGCTGCCTACAAGATCAGGCAGAAATTCGGAAGCCAAGGTCATGGCGATGGGGATGAGGCCAGCAAGCATTAGATGACACCCTTTTCGCGCAGAATCATTGCGATACCAGCGACTGCAATTCCACCGACTGCCACCCAAAAATTGTCTACAAGTATTGCCGCACCAATGCATATCACCGCCATCGCGGCCCATGTGCTTGGCTCAGATATTCGGTTCATCACCCACTTTGCGATGTCCATTTCTTCTCCTCGGCTTCCTATGGAAGCTCTCCTGTTTCAATCATAGTCGCAATTGTTTTACTGCGGTTAGGCAGTTGTTCTGCATATTTAGAGTTTAAAAGTTCGTCTGCCACCTGCGACCAATTTACCCTACCATGAACGGCTTCTTCCCACAAATTCATCGTTTTCTTGAATGATAACAACGT